TTATAAAGTTCTATTGCTTTTTGTTCAATAGCATCATTAGTGAATTGGGCTTCATTTGAGCCTTCTTTTTCGCTTACTAACGCTTTTAATGCGTTAGACTTCATTTCTTCTTTTTTCTGCTCAGAAACTACGTCTAAAACAGTTGTTTTTCCTTCTACTATTTTTTTTCTTAATTCTTCGCTTTTTAAAAATTGTTCTTTTAAATTATTTAAAGCTATTTGTTTAGTTTCTTTTGAAAGAGATTTATCATTTTTAATAGATTCTGCTTTAACTCTTAAATTTGATGAATTGTATTCTAATTCTAATACTTTTCTTTTTTGTTCTTCATCTAAACCATCAATTGATTTAATTACATTGTTTAAAATATCATTGCTTTCTGTTGCTTTTAAATCTAAACTATTTTGTATAGTTCTTTTTGACTCTTCTGATAAATTAGTGTTTTGTAACTCTTTTGTCAACCTTTCTATTTCCTTAGCGTTTTGGTCTAGTTTACTAGAATATTCCTTTTTAATAAAAGGGTTCATACTTGCTACAACTAAGTGCGGAGAAGTACTTAACATGAATGACATAGTAGCACTATCTTTCATTGTTTTTATAAAGTCGTCTGTAAGATTTACATCTTTATCATTTAAAATATATTTTTTAGTTGCATTAGTTAAAAATGTTGTAGCTGTTTCCTCAAACATTTCTGTACCTATTTGTTTAGGTATTTCTAATGATGAACTTTTAATTTTATCTGTTATAGATTGTTTTAGTAATGGTCTTAACTCTCCTTTAGCTAAACTTGCCCCTACTAATCTTTTCCCTTTAAAAATAGTATTTATAGTTCCTGATTCAATAGAATTTGCTAATCCAACACCTAAAGAAGCCATATACATTTGCCCTGTAGTATAATTTGATTTCCCCTCAGTATTTGATTGAACTAATCTATTCATTTCATTACCTGCTGAATATCCACCAACTGTAGATAAAGCCAATGCTTTTCCGCCAATACCTCCGGTGGTTGTCATTAGTAATAAATTTGGTGCTTGGTCTGTAAGTAAATCTGTTACATAATCTTTAGCGTCTTCAAATCCTTGAAAACCTTTTGTTTGTTTTCTGAAATTTTCTTGTAAATTAGTATTAATATTTTTTTGAACATTAGCCAACTCTAATGCCGTAATATTACTTACAGGGTTGCTTGAATTTGCCATATTAGCAAAACTTGATAGTCCTACTCCTATGTTTGTCAGATTTAAAGCAAATCTTTCCATACTACCTGCTACACTATAATCTCTTTTTAACGCGTCTGCTTCTTGTTCTACAGTCCCTAGTTTTTCGCTATTATTTAGGTAAGTAGAATAATATTTATTATAATCCTCTTGTGCTTTTTTTACGTTTTTTTCATATTGTTGTGTGTATAAAACTTCCTCCTCAGATAAACTCTCTTTATTGTTAAATTTATCTATAATAGATTGCATACGATTATTTGAAGATTCAATATCGTTTTGTTTTAACGTAAGGATGTCTATATAGTACTTGTCCTTTTCTGTTCTATCTGCTTTTTCCTTTTGTTTTTCTTTTAATATAATATTCTTTTCTTCTTCTGGAAGATTATCTAGGTAGTCATTAAATTTAACAAGTCTTGCGTTATCAATTTTTTCATCTAACAACATTTTTTTTGCTCCTTCAAAAACTTCTTTTTCTGTTATATCAGATTCTTTTATTCCTTTTTTAATTAATTGTTTTTTGTATTCTGTTTTTTTATCAAATAATGGATCTGAACTTCCTGTTAGTGGGTTTAAAAGTATAGGATTTAAAGTAGAAACTGCATTAATAGCATCTTGTCCGTATTTTTTAATATTATTCCAAATACCATCTACATTTGCTTCGTCTTCTGTTTCTTTTTGAAATAACTGTTTTTCTTCTTCCGATAAAGCCGTATTATTTTCCCAATCAGAAACCAATCTTTGCTTAACTTCATTTTTCTTTGTTTCATAATTAGAAACATTTTTAAACATATTAGCATCTGCTATTTCTTGAAACCCTTGTGGTAATGGTGCTATTTCTTGTTTTGTGTTTTCTGATAAAATCTGTTTATCAACTTTAGTAGTAACAGAAATATCCTCTCTATTAATCTCTTTTGGAGTAATAGGAGGAGTTTTTTTAATAGCTTTAGCATAAGCTACTTCTTGTGATTTAGAAGACTTTTGGCTTTTTGGAGTTAATGCTAATAAATCATCAACTGTTTTTGGTGTACCCGAAGAACCAACTTTCTTTCCCGAAACCAATTTTGGATCTGGTGTGATAGATGTTGATGTAGTACCAACTTTTTTTTTTACAGGTTCTTCACTTCCAAACTGTTTAATAAAAGCATCTTTCATTGCTAAAATTTCTTCTTTGCTTTTTCCGGCTTGTGCCATCTTAGAAGCATTTTCATTTAGCTTTTTTAATTTATCAGGTTGTAACATATATGTTTTTTTAGTAGCTTAGTCTATAATATTTCCTTCCGCATCAAACTGAATGGTTTTTGCAGGTGTTGTTTTTTTAGTAGTTGTTTTAGCTTTTACCTTTGGTATGCTTTTAGGCTTTCTTTCGTTTGGAGTGGTAATAAATTTATTTCCTCCTGAACGAGCTATCATGTCCTCTTTAAACTCATTAGCGCCTGCATAACCTAATTTTTGTGCGTATCTTCCAATTTGGTCTCCATCTTTTCCAAAATCTAACATTTGAACTTCAATTAATTTAGAAGTTGTACTTTTAGTTCCGTCGTCATTTTTTTCTGTTTGTGAACCAACACCATGTTTTTCAACACGAAGATACATTTTTCCGCCTGAGTTTACATAAACATTAGTTGCTTTTGTTTCTGTTCCGCCTGCATTTTTAATAATTGCATTAGTTATAGGGAAATCTTTAGCTCCTTTTTGTAATTTAACATTATCTTTTAATCCTGCTTTTATTACGATAGAAGGTTGTTTTATATTAGGTTTTTTATCATTTTCTTCCGCATCTGCTTTTGCTTTGGCTTCCGCGTCTTTCTTTCTTTGGTAATATTCGTCGTCTCTTCCTGCGCTGTAGTTAGCTCCTTGCAAGGCTTCATCAACAAATTTTTCAGGAGCATATAAACCATTGTAAAGGTTTTTTAAATATTCCTTGTTTGCTTCTATTTCTTTTGGGTCTGTAACATCTGGAATTACTCTACCTGTTCTTTTGTAGTTAATAATAGCCATTTGATTTCTGTCTTTTAAAGTTGAATTAACTTTTTCATTAATAGCTGTTTCAATTTCCGGAGCAGTTCCTTTATTCCCTATTTTTAAATTGTTTTTAATTTCTTCATTTAAAACTTTAGGATATGTTTTTACAAAGTCGGATAAATCTTTGTCTAAATCGTAGTCGGTTATTGGAGTGAAAGTTTTTACCCCAAATTTCGATAAATCTGATACTTCAATAATATTATCATTATCATCATATAAAACAGATTCAAAAGTTCCGTCGTCTTTTAGATTTAAGCTAATATTATTTTTATCGTAAGCGTTTCCTGCATTTGCCATATATTCTGCAAAAGCCGGATTAACTTTGCCTTCTTTTATCTGATTAGAAGCTTCTGCCGATTGTGCATTTATTCTTTTTGCTGATTGGTCGATATTATCAACTTGTGATTTTGCGTTTGCATAAAAAGTATCGTAATCTAATTTAGATATTTTACCTTGTTTATACAGATTCGCTTTTTCTGCAACTGCATTTCTCAACTTATGTGTTGCGTCAATAATTAAAGCGTTTTGTGTAGAAAACCTAGTGGTATCAGAAGATATTTTCCCTAAACCGGCATTGATTTCATTATCTATTTTTTCTTTTTCAACTTTAGCTTCGTCTTCTTTTACTTTTCTTTCTTGTCTAAAACGATAAGCGTTATCTTGTGCGTTTTGCATAGCTCCGCCTAAATAGTTTTGTGATCTATTTATTGTTGCATATCCGCCACCTGCTTTTCCTACTGCCATAATTTATATTTTTAAACTCCGTATCTTGGGTTTCTAGTTCCTCTTGTAGCTAGTTTTTTGGTAACTACAGAATTAGGTGTAGTTGTTGCATCTATTTTTGAAGATGTTGGGCTTAAAGAGTTTCCTACATCTGATAATCCTTGAAAGGTATTAGCTATTGATTGATTTTTAGCGTCATTTGCAGTATCTATTTGAGAAGATAAACCGGCTACATCATCTTGGTAACGCTTTTCCTTTACTCCTTGTATTCTGCGATTATCTTCTGCTTTTAATTTGTCTATATCTTTTTGTTGTTCGTCAAGACTAGCTCCAATTTCTGCATTAACCGCGTTATTGTTTTCTTGTATTTTTCCAACTGAACCAATAATAGATCTCGATCCACCTCCTCTTACAGCATCCATAGCGGAAGCTGTGTTTCTTCCGGCTTCTGTTTTTCTTAAATCAGCTCCTCTAGTTGATACTTGTAGATTTTCAGCAACATTTGTTAGCTCAGGAGCTTGAAGTGCTTCTAGTGCTTTTTGTGCTGATTTTTTTTTCCTACCTTCACTTATAGCGTTAACTAGACTAATACCTGCTCCTACTCCTGCTGTAATTGGCGATGCCATTGATGCTCCTTTTCCCATTGTTATAATGTTTTAAAATATTGAAACGCTCCAGTATCGCCACTAACGAAACCATTGTTCTCAAAAGATTTTATTATTGTTTCTGTTGTTGTTGTTGAAAATAAAGATAAATAATTTTTAGTTTTAGCATATTTTACTACACGTTCTATCAAACTATCCAAACCTCCTTTTTTTATTTTATAGTTTGCTTTTTTATTTGAAACTATAAATGCTATGATTGCAATTTTTGAATCCGTATGCCAAAAAGGACAAGCATAAATTGGAGTTTCATCAGCATAACACACAAAGAAGTTTTCTGGCATAATTGAAGCACAATTTGTTGGAAACTTGTGTTCCTCCATCCACTTAATATATGTTGGTAAAAATTCTTCTTTCGAATGTTTTCTAACTATTAATTCCATTTATTTCGGATTTGATATTTGAACTTCACAGCCTAAAGTAAATATTTCTGTTTTCTTGTTTGTATCTAAAGTAGCAGTAACTAACATTGCTGTACCTAATAAATTGTTGTTTTCAATACTTTGTGGTTTGCAACACAAAACAAAATCTCCATTAATAATATTACTTACTGAGTTCAAAGATAGTGAATTATTTGTTTTATTTAAAATAGTTCCTACTAATTCCATATTAGTATTTCTTATTTCGTCTCCTACGGAAACTTCTGACTCTAATTCAAAGTCAAAATTTAAGTCTAAACCACTAATTGTACAGTTTCCAATACCTTGATAAGCCCCTATCAAAGAAGTGTCTTTTACATCATTATTGTTTCTTAAAAAGGCATAATACATATTTTCCTCTTTGTGGAAATCTGCTTTATTAATATATCCTTTGTTTAAATCAGTTTCCGCTAAAATATCCCACGCGTCTGTTCCGTCAATAGAAATTGCTTTATGGTTTTTTCTAATAGAAGGCTCTTCATTTACAACATAAGAAAATTTACTTGGATATTGAACTCCAAAGAAAGTATTATAATTATCCAATAATCCGTTTGTAGCTTGGTTTCCTTTGTACACATTTCCGTTTTTAAAAGAAATAAACTCGTTATTAACTCTAATCATATCATCTGGATTAAAGCTAATTTTACCTAGCCAACCGTTGTCTGCGTCAGAATAAACCCAAGTTTCAAATTGATTACTACCATATTTAATATTTAGAATATACATATCATTAAATTGATCGTATTTCCCATTAATTAAACAATCTGGATTATCTCTAAATAATTTTCTAAAATGATGTTTTTGTCCTTGTGTTGTAATTTCAAAAATACCATTGTTTGCTTTTTTACAAACAGTTCCTCTTTTCACATCTGCAAAATAATCATTAAATGTATCGGAATCATAACTTTCTGGATGTTCGCTTATTCCGTTTTCTCCTTTATACGTATTCTGCTGTGTTAAAACATCTTCTGTTTGGGTTACTTGTGAATCTCCATCTGCTGTAGTAAGAACATTTTTTCCGTATAAAACGTAACTTATTTTATCTTCTTGATAAACTTCTAAATCGGTATCTTTTCCAATAATCTTATTAATAGCTCCGTAGTTTGCTTCTATGTCGTCTTTGAAGTTTGCTAACGACAAATTAAACTCATTAAGTCTATTTACGTTTGTTGTTGAGTTATAAACTCCAGAATAAGTAATGTCTTTATATCTATTTACTTCTCCGTATTCATCTTCTGAAACTGCTGTTGGACTAAAATCAATAGCTAAACTTTGTTCGTTGAAAGCGTCTCTAATTTGAAAACTTTCAACTCCATTTCCTTGACAAAAACAATTATAAGTTTCTGTAAGTAAGTGATTAACCATTTCATGTTCCCCATCAATTACATTGTATATTTCAGGAGTTTCATAGAAAATCTCGTTTCGTATTTCTTTTGCCGTTTTCTCAAAAATGAACAAATTAGAAACAATTCTTACATCTGCTCTTGCATAAATACGACCATATCTTGAACCTGCTCCGCTTTCTGTTCCATTAATTTGTAACCATAAAAACCCTGCCGGATTAGGTGTAATAGAAATTACTTGTCCACCTGATGTAACAGGAATACCTCTTATTAAATCGACAAAATATGTTTTATCAGGATGTGAAGTAGATTGAAAACCTGCCGGTTGAATTTGAGCGTCATAAAACTCTTTAAAATTGGCATAGTTTTGTTGTGCTGTATAATCCCTATTGAATAAAACTCTAGGGTCTTCATTCGCGTAATCACTTCTAAAGTTTAGGTTTATTGTTGAGCCTTGTGGAAATTCTTTATCTACCATGACTCCTGTAGGGTCAAGTTCCGCAAAATTCCCTAAAAAAGCAGAAGGAACTCCCGATGTCGTTTGTGAATAATCATCCATAAAGAAAAATTCTCCATCGGAATAATTCATTTCAAAATTCAATGATTTTATTTTAGCGTACAATCCAGAAGGCTCTATAATAGATGTTGAGCCTGTTGTTAAAAAGTTTGTTGGCTGTTCTTTTATATCTAATATTTTTACTCTAATTGGAGTTGAAAGAAATCCTGTTCCGTCTCTTTTTACAATTAAAATATCTCCATCATTAACTTTGTTTTTATTTTCTCCATCAAGTTTAATCCATCGATAAAGTCCATCAACAAAAAATATATTAATTGGAATAGTTTCAAATATGCCTTGATTAATTTTTATTCCGAATTTATATGTTTTAGCCCAAGTTGGAGGTTTTTGTGTTGTAGGTATGTTTACTTGTATTTGATTTTGAGTTATTGCATTTTCATTTGGAATAAACAATGTGTTTTTAGAACTTGTCAAAGCCGTTGTTTTTCTAACTTGCAAATCTCTATAAATCATACAAATCTCGTAACTTCTAAAAGATTTTAAAGATGTAGCTACCGATACTGTATTGTAACTTGCTAAACTAAAATTATCAGCAAAATAGTCCCTTACAAATGTATTTGGATCAGGAGTTTCATCAATTTCATATTTTATAGCAGGAAAAGTAAGTGTTAAAACATTTCCTAAGTTAGACGCTTCAAATCCTTTTAATACTGTATATGGAGGTAAATAATCCACAGGAGGAACAACTCCTCCGTTATTCTCAAAATAAGTGGTTAATAAGTCTAATTGGTCTTGTAAAGTAGAATTTGTTACTAAGTCAGATAAGTCCGTATAATCTCTATCCAATGTAAATTTAAAATCATTTACAAACTCCAAGTTTAATACATTGCTTTTTAGCTTAAAAGTTATTGATAATGAGTTGTTTTTCTTATATTGTGTTAGTCCTAAATCAATTTCAATTTTCCCTTTTAGTAAGGTTATTGGAACTGCATCAAAACTATAATTTATAGATAACTCTTCTGTGATTAATTGAGTATTGTCAATGTTGTTAGAAACTAATTCTAATTCATAATCCATTACGACCTTATCTCCGTTTTTATCAATAAGATTTTTACCTTCTTTGTAGTTTGCAAATCCGACTCTATTCCCTATTGGAGATTGAGCGATTGCCATTTCAGGAACGTTATCGTAACTTCTTGAATATTGATCCGTTGGTAATATTCCATAAACTTTTGAGTTATTGAACTCTAATGTTTGGATTGTGTTATTTCCCCATCCTTCTTCTGATTTAATATAAGTATCAACTTTATAAATAGTAGTTTCATTGGAAAACTTAAACACTACATCAATTGCTTCTACTTCTCTTTCTCCTGTATTAAAAGATATGTTTAAAGCATTAAAACTATTTAACATTCCTAGATTTTCGAATGTTTCAAAATCTAAGTTGTATGTTTTTGGTTCAAAAAAATACTTACTCCAACTAGAAATAGCTGAGTAATATCCATCTTTGTATTTGTATCTTGTAGCAAAACAAATAAATTTATCTTCTAAATAATTTGCTTGTGCGTTTTCTGTAGATATAATTGGATTTAAAACAGGAGAATATGTTGGTGGAGCTTTAATTAGCATAATTTCTTCTGCTGTAAAACCGTCTATTCCCCAAGTTTTCATTCTTTCAATATTACCTATTCTTGGAGGGTTTGTGTCTCCACTCCATGCAATAAGGTTTCCGTTCCCTTCTGGATCAATAAAAACATCTATGTTTGTGATTCTTTCGCCTGTTTTAAGGTTTAATCTTGTTCCGGTTGTAGATTGTAGGACAACAACATTTGCGTTTGTTACAACGTCATATTCCATTAAATAATCATACTGAGTAGCTTTAACGAAATAGTAAACTTTATTATTTGATGAATCTTTACCTGCTCCGTAACTCTTACCTCCTAAAAACTCATTATTAGCTACTAAAACATTTCCTAAAACATTCTTTCCTAAGCCAACATCTTTACCTCCTGTTGTGACAACAAAGAAGTTCTCAGTTTCAACCATAGTTCCGTTAGGCAAAAGTCGATATGCTATGTCAGAATTAGTAATTCCGGTAGTAAAGTTATTTAGTATCTTCATTGATTTGTATATAAAATTTTCCGTTTTCGTCTTTAACAAAAACTACCTCGCTATTTTCTACTGCGTTTTTCCAAACAAAATTACCTCTTACTATCATTGTAGCCAATTTTTACGTTTATTTAAAAGAAACATTATGTCTGTAAATCTAATGTTCATTAATTTTATAGTCGCGTTACGGTTTAAGGCTGTATATTCTTTTTCGGCTCTTCTAACCACATATTCTTGTACTTTGTCGGCATTTGTAAGTAATTGCCATTTAACATAAGCATATAAAGCAGTTTCCGCTATTTTATTTACTTTAATATCGGCATCGTCCGCGTGTTCTAATCCATCGGAAATATACTCTAGCATTATTACTTTACTTAGAGCATCTGAGCTAAAATGAAAACCTGCATCTGTGATGTTAAAACTACCATTAATGTTTTTAGACACATCTAATCCGAAATCAGTTGCTCTGTTTACTCCTGTACGATTATGATGTGCGTCATTAAAACAGTTTGGGTCAAACTCGTAACTAATAATGTTTTGTTGGCTTTCTAGTTCCGCGTTCATTGTTGAGCCTTCTAATACAAAACCATCTTGGTCGAATAGAATATTTGCGTTTTGGTCTTGAAGATATGCGGTATAAGTGTTTAAATCTTGATTAATGCTCATTGGCATTAATTTTCCTGTAACTGGATGTACGTATGAAACTCTTACCCAATTTACGTAGTTTGGTGGGTAAATAGCTGTTAAAGTGTCGTTTAATTCCAACTCGCATCCTTTAGTTTCCCCTAAATTACTAAAATTAAATTGACGAATACCTTGTTTCATTTGGTAAATTACTTTTCTACGAGGAATCTGTCCAATCAAAGTTCCGTCTCCGGTTTGGTTGTCCATGAAGTTATTCACTAGATTTAACAAGGAAACATATTTGTAATTTCCATGATTTGATTCAGTTTCGTAATATTCTTGTGGATTCTGACTAGCCATTCCTAAGATTGATTTTGATTAATTAATTCACTTTCATTTGCTGTTGCTTGTGTAACATCAGCATCTTTTAAACTAAGTCCTGCATAAGAAAGAACTTTAACTACAAATCTTTCGTATAAACTATCATGTAAATCAATATCAACTGATGTACTTGCGTTATAAACAGCATTTCCTTGAACCATAACGTAGCCCCATTTTGGAGACTTAGGTTTTCTTAAATAAAGAAGTTCTACGTGATAGCCTGTTGGAGCTTCCGGATAAACTTGAAAATCGTCTCCTACTCTACAATATTCTGGGAAGTTTATTGTTGGAGGATTTTCATTAGAGTTTACAGCATAATTTATTTTTGTTTTTAAGTTTGGTTCAATATTTACTTTTCTTTTGGTAGAAGTATGAACTAAATTTAAGTCAATTGCTCTGTATAAATCTGTGCCATCGTATTTCCATAAACCGCTAGGAACATCATAAGTAAAATTACTTGGAGTAGAATAAATCGAATAAACATCAATTTGTTCTTCTCTTATTTTCTTTAAATCCGCGTATTGGTCGTTAGTTAAATGATTGCTTTTTTTTATTGTGTCCATATTATCCGAATAGAATAAACTTTCGAATATAGAATAAATTGCTAATTCACAAAAAGCATCAAATTGACTAGGTTCTATTTGCCCGTAGTTGTTTTTCTTCAATAGGTATGAAGTAACATTTCGGACTTTATTTGTGGAGAAACTCATTTTCAATGTTTTAATTACAACAAAGATAAAAAATAAACGACAACAATTGGATATTTAAATAAAAAAATCCGTAACTACAAATAATTACGGATTCTTATATTTATTAAAAACTTCTATTGCTTACTTAAAAGGAACTCATATAAGTTTCTTCCATCGCTAGTTTTAAAGTAATTAGCAATTTCATCAAACTCATTTTTGTTTCTGTCCACTTCTAAAAGCAAAGTGTTGTCAGCATCGTAGAATCTGTAATTTTTGTAAATTAAATTACCTTTAGCAAGTGCTGATTTTGCTACACCTTTAATTGCTGTGTTTGGATCATCGCAATATTCAATGTATTTCTTAGGCTCTTTACCTACATAATCCCAAATTGCTTCTTCTACTTGGTCTGTTGTCCAAGCTTCGATATAGTGAGGAGTTTCCAAACTAACAATAGCACGATTCATTGAATTTCCAACTGTAGCGATTAATGATTCCGCTTGGTTTTTTAGTTTTCTGTTTTCAATGTTTTGTCTTGCTAATTTGCTTGGATCATGCTCTTCGAATAAAACTCCAAAATCTTTATGGATATGTAAAAATTTCTGCATATTGGTATCGGCAACTCCTAGTTTTAGAGTTCCGAAATTAAAGATAATCTCCGCGTCCATAATATCCTTCGGGTCTTTACTTTGATTTTCAATAAAGAAGGAAGGTTGATTAGAACTATAACGCATAGTGTAAGTTTTTTGCGTTTCCTTGTCGAAATACTGTAAAGCTCTTTCTTTTGTATGCGCTCTTTGGATTGAACGTGTAATAGGTCTTTGATTATCTACTAATCTATATTCACGCTCTTTAACTTCCCAATTTTGAAACTCAGGGATTTTGTCTATAATGTCAAAATTTTGTGGTTGTAAACTAGCGTAGTTTTGAGGTTTTGCCTGAGTAGCGTTTTGTTGATTTTGTATAAATCTCTGCTCCATTTCCTCCATCATTTTTCTTACTTCTGATAAAGGTACGCTTGGTTCTGTATTAGGATTTTCAACAAAATTTTCATTGGTTAGAATTGCAGGTTTTTCTCCTAAATTCTCACTATTTACTTGTTCGTCAATAATGAACTTTCCACATTCGCTAATTAAACCTTTTTCTTTTAAGGCTTTGTACTCTTTGCTCATGTGATGCGGTGCTTTTTGTCTTGCTTCCATTTGATTATATTTGATTTAATTAATTTTAATTAAAAAGGCGAGGTTTTATTCTCGCCTTTTATATTTATTCTAAAAATGCTTATGCGCCTGTAAATAAAATCGTATTGTTTCTTCCGATTAATACAGTAGCAGTTTCACTTTGGAACTCAGTTTTGATTGTATCACTTTCAGAAGTTCCTTTAGCCCAATCTCTAACTACCATTTCGTAATCTCTGTTCTCAGAACCTTTCGCTCTGTATAAAGAGTGTAACATTGGTTTTTGAGACATTTTACCAGTTAATACGTCTCTTACTGATTGAGAAGCATCAGGAATCATAAATCCATTGATTTTAGTAACTCCAACTCTAGCTCCGTGTCCTAATGGATCTTGTAAGATTCTTAATCCTCCGTAGTTAAATTGGTAAGTTCCTAATTTGAATCCTGTGAAAGATAAGTCTAACTTCATGTTTTCTGCGTTATCGAACATTCCGAAAGCTTGTCCGTTAACGTTAGTAGAAGCTAAGAAAGCGTCTAAACCAAAACATAAATCTGTATTACCATAAATTGTGTTATTTGGTATTTGACCTTGTTTTTCTAATCTATCAACCATTCCTCTAGCGTCTGTTAAGTTAGAAACTAAACCAGAGTAAACATTACCTTGTGCCATAGAAGCTAAAATACCTTCACGACCTTTGTAACCTGCTGTTAATAAATCTCCTGTCCAATCTTCTGAATCGAAATGAGCTTTTTCACGAGCGTTTCTGAAACGTGCTTCACAACCATTCTTGTTAACATCATACCATAAGTTACCTTTTGTTCCATCAGGAGCAGTTACAGTAATCCAAGAATCTTGTGTTAAGTTAGTTCTGTTGTCAGAAACCATTTCTTTTACAATACTTGGTCTTGCAGTATATTGTTGGTAAGTTGTGTTTAAAGATTCTGGCATACCGTTTGAACCTTTTAAGAACTCATTTGTTCCTGTGTAGCAAACTAACGCTGTTGTTCCTAAAGCTCCCCATCCTGCTCCGTTACCACAAATTGCAGTAAAAGTAGTTGATGTAGTTGCTGTAATTCTACCTTTTTTCAAGACAGCTCCAGTAGCGTCAAATGCAGTTAAGATTTCTCCAACTCTAAAAGTGTGGTCTGCTAATGTAAATACGTCAGCTAAACGAGTTACCCCTGTAGCTAATTGAGTTAATCTGTCTTCTTCCATCCATGTTGCAACATCAGATGCTAAAGCCATTTTCAATCCTTTACGCTCCATGAACGTATCTAATTGTTGACTTCCGTATCTTCCTTGAATTGTTTTGCTAATGAAAGCAGGAAGTTCGTTTCTAAAATAATTCATTTGGGATAAATCCAAATAATTTTGCGGAGTTGGTGTTTTAGTTACACTAGGATTTAACCTTACCGCTGGACTTGCTGAAATAGCCATAGTTTTTTGTTTTAATTGTTAAAAATAAATTTTCAACAAGTAAGAATCTATCTATTCTACTGAAAACTTATAACCTGTATTAGTTTGCGTTGGCTCACTTGGTTGGTTATCTGGTTGAATGTTTTTCGAAAGTTTGTCGTCTGCTTCTACTTTATCTGCAATACCCCTAAGATAAGCCTTATTCATTTCGGCTTTATAGTTTTTTGCAAAGTAAACAGCTTCCTGTAAACCTTCTTGGTCTATCAAATTCCCGTCTTCATCATAGAACGTTTGTTCAAAATTTCCAATATCAGATAAAAACTCTTTAGTTTCCTTAATGTTTTCCGGTCTAAATAAAACCTTTTGAAAACCAGTTGCTTCACTTCCTAATTCAATCTCAAAACCTTTGAAATCATCTGAAAATTTAGCTTCTGTTTTAGAAAGAAACTCGCTTCTAGCTTTTTGGTAAATTGCTGAATTTGCTTCTTCTTGTTTTTTTGATTCTTCGATAATCTTCTTAGCTTCTCTGTACTCAGTTGGAATGTGTTCGTCAGTACCACTAGCTACACTAAATTCTTCCTTACGTTTAGAGAAAAACTCTTTAGCTTTTCTTAAATCTTCTTTTGTATCGATTTTCTTGTCTAAGATTTCGTCTTCATCGTCTTCTTCGTCAAGGTTTTCGATACTATACTTTTTTTCGTATAGTCTTTCTCTTTCCTTTGCGGATAAATCGGGATTAGATAATCTGATAAACTCTTTTAAAGTATTCTCTGGAGTTTCTGCTTCCCAATCTTTTTGAGTTTCTAAGAAATCATTGTAATTTTTATTACCTGTTTTTTCGTAAAAATCATTATAAGCTTCGATTTCCGGAGCTAATTTCTTTTGTTCTTTTGGAGTTAATGAGTTTTTAAACTCGTCAACTGTCATTCCTCTTTTTTCTGCAATGTAATGTAATGCTAAATCTTCATCTAACTCCACATAATCCTCTTCATCCAAATCTACAATTTCATATTCTGGTTGTTCTGGATCAGTAGCAGGAGAAGTTTCTTTTATTTCTTCTTGTGGCTCTGTTTCATTGCTCAGAATAACTTCTTGTTCATCTTCTTCATTTGCCATTGAAAAAGTAAAACTTTGCGGTTCTTGTTCCTGTGGTATTAAATCCGCATTTTCAATATTTTCTGTTTCTTCTGCCATTTTATTTGATTTAATTAAATTTAAATTATTCCTTCTTTATTTTTTATCTGTAATTAGCACTTTTTCTACTAACTAATGATTTTTTGTCTTTTTCATCTAATTCTTCTTTTGAACCAGTATTTACATTATAAGCGTTTGCGTTTTCTTCTCTTTCTCTATTTGTCATACTAGAGTGTCTTTCATTTTCTTTTAAAGCTTCTTTAGTTGCTTTAGATTCATTTCTTCCTTCATAAACTACGCTACCGTCTGTTCCAATTATTTTAGTGTTAGTTGAAGACGTAGCTACTTTTCTGCGAAATTGTTTAGGTGTAGCAGTTGATGTTTTTTTATCAATATTTATTCCTAAAACTTTATTTTCAACTACTTCCCCTTTTTGTGATTCAGTATTTGCTACAATTTTCTTTTTTACATCAGAATATCTTTTAGTCAACTCTAAATCTTTAGGTACTTTAACCATTATTTTTTTCTTTTTTGGATCGGTATTTGGCATAATATCAGTTGTTTATTAGTTAATTAAGATACAAATATAAAAAAAATTATCCGACAACAAACGGCTTTTTTGTTTTTTTTATTCATTTGCTTCGAAAACTGATAATTCTTCATTTCTAGCTTCAAAATCTACTGCTCCTTTATTGTTTTGTTTAGCGTCTGCTATAATTGAATTATTAGTAGATTGCTTATCTATTCTTTTCTTTTTCTCAGATTCAGACTTTTCTAATACTTCTACTTTACCTTCGTTAGCTACGTATTGTAAATCAATTGCGTTTTTGCCTTTTACTTCCTCAGTAAGCCTATCTTGATTACCTTTTTCTTCTTCTTTTTTAATTGCCCATGTACCGACAACTTCCGCTTTCATTTGTTCGGCTTGCATCCCTAATTGAATTGTTTCTTGTTTTGCTTTTTCTGATTCTTGGCTTGCTCTGATGTTTTCGTCTGCTTGTAATTTGAATTTGTTTGCATCCATTTCTTCTTTTTTCTTAGAAGCTTTTTCAATAACAATAGCAAGGTAAGCGATAGCTTGTTTAAAAATTTTAATGTTTTTTACTTTGTATTTATCCGCTAATGTAATATATCCTGCTTCAACGGCACTAGATAAATCTTTATCTAACATAGCTCTTTCTTCATCGTCTTGTTCTAAATATAAGTTTAGGGCAAAATCAGATAAATGTAAGTTTGAAATAGATTCTAAATCCTCAACTGCTGTTGCTCCAATTTTTCTAATCAAATCAGCTTTTAAACTTGGATAATATCTAAGAATGTCTTGGATTCTATACAATACACTTTCCCCTGTCTTTAAAGTAACGTAACCTGCTCCTGATAAAATGTGTCTTGTTGCAAGATTTGAGTTAAGAGAAGCTAGTTTCCCTATACCTACTAAACTGTCTTTGTCTGGGTTAGAAGCATCAGAATATTGATTTAATCCAATTACATCGGTTAGTTGAGTCAAATAATGAGTGCTTTCATTTCTTAACGCTTGAAGTTTGCCGACGCTATCTCCTGTTTTAATTTCTTTAAATGGATTTTGAGCATTGTTAAAATCTCCTGTCTGTCCATAACTTCTGTACAAAAACGAACCTGTAGAAAGATATTGGTGGAATTGGTCTTGTGCTGAACTTTTATTGCCATTTCCTAAATCTATTTCCGCAAGAGCATCTAAGTCAATAGCTGTTCCGTCAGGTTTAATCATTTGTAAAATCTGTTCTGCTTTTAACTCGATTACATTTCTTAAATCCTCAATAGGAATCATTCTTTGTACTAAACTATTGATTATTCCGTCTTGGTAGTTTGGTGCAATTATATTGTATTGCTCACATACTTTTTGTGTATTTGAGTTTGGTCTTGCCATACTTTTAGCAAGTTCCCATTTTAATAAAATATTTGTCCCAATAACCATTACTCCTTCAAAAAGAACTTCTTCAATTTTAGAAACCCTTTTATAGTCGTTTTTCTTTCCTTTTTTTAGTAATTCAGTTTCATCAAATTTTGCATCTGCTTTAGAAACTATTTTTTCTCCCGTTGATTTTTCTTTAATCTTGTTGTAATTATCACGGGTAGTTTTGTATGTAAATCTTAAAATATTAGCGTGTCCTTTTAATTCTGGTCTTCCGCTATGATATTGAGACCACCATTGACTTTGATCTACTAATTGTTGTTTAATGTGGTCGTTTTTCGCATTGCATAATTCAGGAAACTCTAAAAGTAAATCACTTACTAAAACTTCTTCATAGTGTCCTTTATAGAAACAATCTCTAAAAAAAGGGTCTTTAGTTTTAGAGTAAACCATGTCTTTTACATCAACTCTTTTTAAAGTAATTCCTTTTGCCGGATGAAATCTATTTTCAACACAAGCAATTCCATCAATTACTAAATCTCGCTTAATCTGTCTATCAATAGTCAGGTCAAACATATTTTCTTGGAAAACAGAAGCGATTCCAATTTGTGCTGATAGTTCACAAGAGGGCTTCCAATCCATTTGTATATGAAGATTTAATTCATCATCAGTTTCAGGTAATTTATCAGTTGGCATTGTTCCAATATCAATTCCAAATTTCTCTTTAGATAGTTCAATAATTTCTTTAGAGTTCATATCGTCTTTTATTTGCTTACGATATGCTTGTTTGTTTTTTTGAGAAATTGGATCAATTGCATTTGCTTCAATAGAATATCCTCTATCACACATACCGTTAACCACTAAATCTACTAATTTAGGAATAGTAGATAAAGATTTTGTACTTAGATTTAGTAAAGAAACGTCTCCGTTTGTTCCAAGCTTAGGATAATATTGACGCATATCAATATTGCCATTAGCGTAATTTCTTCTTCTTTGGAAGTCTGCTTGATTTGCGTAAAATCTACAAGTCCCAGAACCTACTCTATGAAACCATTCAGTAGATATAGCTGTTCCAACCGATAGCCCGAAAGCAGGTTTTACTTTTTCATCAAATGTTTCTAATTGGTTTGGAAACTTTACGCTGTCTAGTATTTCAAATTTACTTTCTCTCATGGTTAATTATATGTGAAACGGTGTAGTTTAATTACAACTGGTTTTTTTTCTATTTCTTTTGGTGCGTATGCTTTTCTATTTAATCCCATTAAGGCATATCCGGAAGCTACCGTAATATCAAATTTCTCTCTTTTTGAGATATTAAATTTACCCCAATCTTTTAATGTTCTGTCAAAAGGCATTGAGCCAATCTCTCCTTCTTGACGTATTGCTGTAGCACTTTGTCCTTGTGAGTATTTCCCAACGTATTTTAAGATATAAGATTCAATACCTGTTGCGTGTGAAGTTATTATATCTTGTGATGCTGATGGTATTCCTCCTAATAATTTTTCTTCTGGAGATATTTTACTTGTTGCTTTGTCGAATCTAGTTAATGAAAATCCGCGATAACCTCTATTTTTAAAGTGGTGCAACATTCTAGGTTTGTTATTCTCTATAAGAATTGGCATACCATAAAATACACAAGCCATTAACGCGTCTTCATAAAATACTTCTGCTTCTTCGGGTCTTGTAAGGTATTCTAGGAAAAAGAAATTACTTGGAACATTTTGCATTGTAGTTCCTGTAACTCCAGACAAAGCTCCTCTTGAACCTCCTGAATGTTCTAGTCCGTTTTCCGTGTTTTCTAAAACGCTATCAACGGTAGAGTTCATGTCATAATTATCCGCACCTAAGCACCCAATATCGTCATTCATTGGATGATAACTCATTCCACCCCATTGATTTCTACGCATTTCAAACTGATTGCTTTTAAAATCAATTTCGTTTGGAATCCACGCTAATAAGAATCTTCCTGTTGAGCTTGGTTTCCATTCTACTATTGTGTCCTTTATTCCGTCTTTCCAAACAAAGTTTCCGCGAACTAAAGTTTTTTTAATATCGTAATCTGAGTTGTAATCTAATTGATCGTTTATTTTTTGTTGGTCGAAAGCAGAATCTACGGCTTCGTCTCTAAAAGCATCTTGTTTTGTAATTGGGTCAAGTCTTCTCGCGTTCCAATAAAACTTGTCTCCTAATAACTTAGCAGATTTAAACTCATTTTCTAAATACTGTAAAGAACCTATTTTTTGTTTTACTCCACTTGCATTAATAAAACTTTCTCCTTCTTTTAATGTGATATGACAAATCCCAAATTTATCCGTATAATCTTCCATGTTTTTATGTGCAGGAAGAAAATAAGAATACAATCCGGTAATAGTTCTATCGTTGGCATTACGTTTTAATACGTTTGATCCCTTTTCTAAATTTTCGAATTGTGAACCACCTTTATCTTTTGGATTTAAAGTAGAACCAATAAATGCTTTTCCAACAACCTTTCCACCTTGAACCATTGTTGGTTTAATATTAACCCAATGTGCTTCATAGTCGTTTGGAGCGACCCATTTACCTGCTTCGTCCCCTAAGTACATTGTTAGTTTAATAGAGTCATACGCAAGCGTTGCAGTCGCTCTATAATCTACTAATGTGTTTAAATAGTCTTTTGTAGAAGTGTCTTTTGAAAGTTTTGAAGCTTTTGTGTTATCAGAAGGTTTTCCAAAAACCATTTTTTTAACATCATCAATCTTTCCTTTAATAACCGGAATAAAGAAAAACGGTAAATTCTGTACAGAGTGAGAATACTTTAAAAAGGCAGAAATTGCATCTGTTTCAGTTTTAGAAGTAATTCCATATTTAGCATTTTTAGTACAAGTAGAACTATCAATTAAATGATCCAAAACCATTTCAGTAAAACCAGTTCTACGGCCTTTGGTAAAAAACATTCCTACGCTTCTTGGGTCAACTAAACAAGCTTTGGCAAAGTAATACATATTAGCCTGAGCCATACGAAATTCTTTATAACCACCCGTTTCAAGCATTTCATTCCATTGAAGTCCCATGTAGTGAGCAGGAGTTAAATAAACGGCTTCTCCGTTATTCATAAACCATACTCCTTCGCGTCTTCTTCGGTATTCTTCAATAATGTAATCGTGAAAAGCTTCTTGTGTATCTGGGTTTAATCCCGTAGGAACATCTTGTCTTCTCCAATATTGGTCTTCTTTTGCTTTTCTGTGAAAAAGTATTTCTGTATTTTTAGGCTTTTTTGGAAGCATTATTTTTAATCCATCCAACTCAATAATTTCTCCTTTTGTCCCTTTTGGACAAATCATTACAGCCTTAGTCTCTTCATCGTACCATTCTTTATGGTAGTTTTTTAATGGGAAAAACTCTTGGTTTGCATATTTTTCAGGATAACCTCTTTTGAACTCGCGTTCATTTAAGTCGAATTTATCGGCTTCAATCTGCATTTGAAGTTCCTTGTTCCCTGCGTCAATATCAGAAATAGCTTTTAATATAATAGGCTTACTAGATATAGCAGTTCCATATTTTTCAGCATCTAATTCGTCAAACTGAATTTTCTTTCTTAACGCTTGTCTTAAAACATTTACCGATGTTTCTCCAACTTCTACAAGTTCGATTATATAGGTTTTCAGTTTTTCGTGGCTAGGTGCGTTTGGGGAGTTTTGCCAAGTTAATAAAAGTTGCTTAACAGCCGTAAAAGAAACTATACGAGAATTTACTAACTTAGATAATTTTTCATCATCTACAGTCAGTATATCTACGTCAAGAAGTAATCCTTCTAAGGAGTCTTGAATTGCAATTTCTATGTCTTCTGATAATCCTTGCATTTAGGCTGATATTTTTACTAATATGTTTGGAACTCTCATTCTGTATAGTTTTTGTCCTTCAATTTCAAATTCATATTCTGAATCTGTTTTAAAGGCAATTCTATCTCCTGCGAAAACTCCTTGACTTTCTAAATAATTATTCGCGTACTTTACAATTCCTTGATGCTCAACTTCTACTTTTCCAATCCATCTTTTTTCTTCAATAATTGGCTCAATAAAACAATAATAATCTACAGATATGTATTTTCCGTCTCTAAAGATAAGAAAAATACTCTCTTCATCAAGAAAATATAAATTATCTTTAAAATAGCAAACAGATTTTCTGGTTATTCCTTTTGTGTCAAACCAATCTCTGAATACATTATGCTGAACTACAACTTCGTCTCCAATCTGTATGTTTCCGCTATAATTTAAAGGCAATGCAACAATTATCCCAAATCTATTTACATTAATTGCTTCTTCAATAGAAGTGTTGACAACCATTATGTGATCGCCAACTTTTTTTTCATTAACGTAATTTGTTCCGCCTTTTGGTGTAACTATAAATCTGTCCGTGCTTTGCATATTAATCTATAAAATTAAACTTTGTTATTCTTTTCTTGTCGTAAAACTCAATCCATTCCTGAGTTGTATTTTCGTTTGTGATATAAAGTTTAAATCCGTTTTCAGTTTCAATGATTTCAGAAATTGTACGCTTTACTTTTTTGCCATCAATCTCAAACATTCTAATTCCACCAACGGTATAAACCATAGTCATAAGTTTTGTTTCTTCTGAATCTGGTTTAGTTATTACAACTTCTACTGATATTTGTCTTATTCTTTGTCTCATAATCATAATTGAATTTTATTTATTTTTTAACAAGAACCTCCGTATAATATACTTGTAACACTTGCCCCGTTTATTTGAGTTACTGAACCGTCCCTTACACAATATGGCACTAATATTTCAAATCCATCTATTGGAGGTGTACAAGGCGCGTTTATTGTTGTTGTTTGTGGTGTTCCTGCACAGTCTATATAAGAAAACTCAAAATTATGACCGCCAGAGCAACCAGATGGAGTGTCATAAGAAAATCCCATCCATTCTACGCAGTTTGCACTTATTGTTTCATCTTGTGTTTGATATATTTTTTTATACTTGTGTATCATATTTTTATAGTTTTGTACTTCCTATTAAATAGTGTGTTACAGTAGCTAGTTCTTTTTCAATTAAAGCCCAATAATATTGACCTTTAATTTTATACCCTACTGCTGTATTAATTACAGAAGTACCTGTTGGTGTTATTGTAACATCCCCTGTCCCTTTTTGAATAAAAGCTACTGAAAAATTACTAGGTAAAGTGTTAGGCACGTTAATAACAACATTTGAAGCTCCATTATCAACAATTATAGTGTATTTGTCGTCCCCATTAACTAACGTATAAGGAAAAGCACTAACTATTTTTTGTAAGTTGTTTACTTCTACTTGGTATTCATTTCCTGATGTTCCGTTTCCTGATACTGTTGTTGTTGTGCTATTTTCTAACACCGCTATAGTATCTGTAGCTGATATTACAAAATTATTTGGTGTAGGTTCTGTAACAACTACGTTTGTTCCGGCAGTTATATTTATATCATTAGCAGGTATCTCTATAAATATTGTTTCCCCTGTTAATGAAACTGTAGCCGTACTAGATGCTATTTTTCTGAACTCTTGTAGTTTTGTTGTTGCATTATAACCTTTGTAAACAGCAATTCCTGTTGCTCCTAAATTAGTTTGCTCTGTTTGTTCTAATAATATTTTTCCCGTTTCGTTGCCTAAAACTATTTCTTTTGTAATACTAAACCCAACTGAACCAATAGAATAATGTTCTTCTCTTCCTGTAGATGCGTTAAGTCCTTTATAAAAACTAATAGTATTTGATAAATTTTCAGCAACTAAACTAATTGGGATAAAATCATTAGATGTTACATCGTCTTGTAAAACTCCTAGAACTACATCTTGTAATTTTAATTGATACTTATTCCCATTTATGTTAAAAATTAAAACTTCGAATCTCTGTACTATTACAGATGGATCTAATTGGTTTGCAACATCTTCCGGAGTTGTTAAAGCACCTGAGTAAATTATTTCAGTTACTTTTAAAGTTCCTCCTGTTTCTGGAGAAAGACCTGCTATCATTAATGCTTGAATTGAAGATAGCTCAAAACTTGCTGTTTCTTTTTTTATTGTCTCGCTATTAGACCCTATAAGTTTATCCGTAAGAACAGGACTTGGCTTGACCGGATAAGCATTAGTGTTTTTTATTGCTGTCATTATCTTATTTTTTAAAGATTATCAATTTAAGAGCATAAGTACCAATCCCGATTGCTGTTGCTTTCCAGAAGTTTTTCTTTAGCTTTTCTTTTCGAATTTGTTTTGTTTTATTTTCATTTACAAATTCCAAATTTTTATTTTCATTTAACATTAAATCATTTGCTTGAAGTAAATCTTTCTTTTGAACTTCTTGGAATTTTATAATTGTGTCTTGTTTCGCTATTTCTGTGTTTTTATCTAAAATAACTACATTACAAGCACTATCTTTTAAAACTGACAACTCATATACTTTTTGAATAGTATCGTTGCAATCTTTAACGTTTTCTATGTATTTTGGCTTGTAGTTTTTCCTTTGAAGATTATATAGTTTAGTTTCTGAAACTTGAGTTCGATTTTGAGCCAAAAGTAAATCTGAATATAAACCTACAAGTTGATTTTCTGATTCCTGATACTTTGCCATAATTTTTTTATGCTCCGTTTTTAAGGAATCGATAGTTTTTTCGTATTTCTTGTTCTCTGAATGTTTTTTAACTGTGATATTACATTTAAAAAATGCAGATATTAAAATCAACACTACAATTAGTGCGAATAAAAATCTTTTAGCTGTTATCTGTGTCATGGTTAAATTATTGGATAAACTATTCCGTTATCTGTAATTATTTTTTTAGCTTTAATTTGCTTTTCTAAATCTTGCCATTTATAGCTAGTTCCATCTTTTTTCTTTAATTGAAAATGCGGAGCGTCTTTAAATGATTTCCAATCTCCTCCCCATTCCCAACCTTTAGATTTAAAATAGTTTGTTATTTCTTTCCAATCTGCAATACTATCTTTATCAAAATCTCTAATCATAGACCAACTTGCTTCTTCAAATGTTCCGTTTCCGTCATTGTCATAAAGCATTACTATATCAAAGGCTAAACCGTAATTATGAATTGATTGTCCTCCTTTTGCGTTTGTAACTTTAGGTCTTTGATTATAAAGTTTGTCTTGTAAAGCATTTGAACGATAAACATAAGCAAATCTTAATCTAGCACCTTTTCCTAAAAGATTATTTGCTTCTTTATACTGCTCTAAAAGCACTTCTCTTAAATCAGGGTGTGCTTCTTTTATCCTTGTTATCGTTATCTCGTCCATCGTCTTTTATTTTTTTAAAAAGTTTACAAAGTTTTTTTTCTCCTTTTTCTATGCAAATTCTCAAATTTTCTAAGTTCTCCTGCATAGTCTCTTTCTCTTCACTTATCTTGGGGGTTGGGAAGCACATAATCATATCTTTTATTTTTTAAATAGAATCGATAGATTCTGAATGGATTCAGAATACTGATTATTTATTCTTAAAAGAGCTTCGTTAAAAGAACGTATTTCGCTTAAATGCTCTTTGTACAATCGGTCTCTTTCGGCTGTAAATTCTTTATAAAGGGTTTGATTGGCTCTAAATAAATAGTATATTACAGCTCCGAAAGCTAAAACTAATGCTATTAATACTCCTCCTATTGTCATGTCATTCCAAGATACAATATCGTGTAATTGACTCGGTGTAATTGGTGCTTTATCCATTCTTTATTCGTTTGTCTAGTTCTAAAATAAGTGTTAGTGTCAAAATTACAGAAAATATTGTAATTACATACCAAAAATTATAATATTTATCTGAAATATAATTCCCAATAATATCTACTATGTTTATCATTATCAGACCAATAGGAGATAATCTTGTAAACCAACAATATTTACCATAATAAAAAACATAAAAGAAAAGAATATTTGTAGCTATTGAATAACCAAATAAATTTCCTACAACTACGTAATTGTAATCAATAAATACTGATAATAAAGATGCTACCAATAAAAATATTGGTAGCAAATAAACATACTGTTTTAGCCAAAAATTCATTACGGCTTAATTGGGTTTTTTATTCCTCCTCCTCCAATATCAGAGTCTTCCTCTTTATTTGTTAAAAGATTTTGTTTTCCTAAGCCTAATTTTGCTTGTGTAAAATAAGCCGTTATAAAAACACCTAAACCTTTTATGATGTTAATCCAAAAAACATCATTTATAAAACGTTCTAAAATACCATATTGGCTATCTAATATAAAAGATATTAAAAACCCAATAATTGCCCAATTCTTTTTTAATAATTTTTTCATTGTTTGCTTGTGTTATAGTTAGTAATTGTTTTTTTATTAATCTAATTTGTTGTTGTTTTCTCCGGTGTAATTTATAATTATTGGTAACATTCCAATCCATTCAGCATATAGTAAACTATACCAATTGAAGACGAAATGACCGAGCATTGATATAATTATAAGTAAACCAAAAACAATCTTTAAAAGTCGTTGTTTTGGACTTGAAAATAGTATCATTGCGAATAAACTACCTATGAAGAATATTCCTGCAAATGAGTAATGAAGAATTGAATAGTCTTTGTGTGGTGTAATAGAAATTCCGATAAGAGATAATCCCAAAACAATTGAATACCATTTATTCCTTGTGATTAAATCATCTTTACAACCATCTACAATAAGCATTGCACCAGTAAACGTTAAAAAAGCTACAAATACAAAACTATATTCTGAATAAGCATAGTTTGATATTGAAGTCCTTATTTCTCCATCAACTGCATACAGAAATATTGGAAGAAAAATCAACCAGAGAAATGAAATGTTAAGTAGTTTTTTAATACGCTTTTCCATATTATTATTATTGTTAATTTTCTGGTGTGTATTCCCAATCACTTGGTTCTATACCATAAACTGTTTTATTGCTTTGAAATAAATTAGTCGTAGTATCTATCATTAATGCTATCTGCATTTTTTTCCATTCTTTATCTGTTTTAGAAAGACCAGATATTTCTTGTTGAAAATTATCTTCTATATAAGCGTCTAAAAAATTAATCTTATCATTATCATAAAAAACCTCTTTAGATTTATATGGATCGCTATTTGGTTTGCTAATATCCCAATCAATAACTAAATATGTTGTTCCTTCTTTTGTTGTTCTTAAAGGAAAAACCTCAATCATAATTTTCCCTAACTTCTCATCGCGATCTCCGTAAATGATATTGTTTTTTGTCTGTATCATATTAATAAACTATTTTTTTCTAATTATTCCCAATATCCTCCAAAAGAAACAATAAAAGTAATTACACCTGCGGTAGTTACAACTCCTAAGTTTTTGCCTACTGTTTGAATAAATTCGCCCGGCTGAACTACTATTGGGCTATTTAAATCTAAGTCAATAGCATTTGCCATTGTTCCTAATGCTGAGTTAGCAGGAAAACTTTGAAAACCAATAGGTAATCTTCTTGGGGCTTTTGCAGTTGCACTTTCTGTAGTTGCTAAAGAAACGTTAGTATGTCCGTAAGCTAATGATAAAGCATACAATACAGCACCGCCTACCAAAGTTGTTGTTACTGCTGAATGGATTGTAATTCTAGTTATGTAAAGTGTTTTAGCAGGTATTATTGAAGAACCTAAAGGAACTTGAAAACTACTTATTATACCGTCTGTGCCTACCACTAGTGTTGGTAATGCTGAAAACTGACCTCCTAAACCAGAACCTAATGATGCAGTTGTATTTGTCATTGCTATTCCTGCTCCTGCTACTAGGTTATTTGTATATAGTGCAGTACTTCCCATAGTTTGAGCCGTTTGACCTTGACTACTATGCCCTCCTGCTCCACAAAGAATTGAGTTCCATAATTTAGACGTATTTTGATCTGCTAAAGTTACATTAACAAAAGAAACTTTCATTACTTGTGCGGTACTTGTAGCTGTTGAATTGTAGTTTCTGAATAAAACTGGTAATTGCATAGACGAAGTAACAGATCCTTGTGCTACTGGTATTTCTATTTCAGCAACTAATATATTATCAATCCAAAATAATGCTTTATTTGATATTACATATATCAGGAATAATCTTGATGTATTTACTCCAATTAAAGCATTAAAATCTAATGTTCCTGATTGTTTTTCTACTCCATTGTTGTTGATTATCGCTCTAAACTCTCCAACTGCATTTAGTCTAAAAAAACAACCATCAGTAGGAGCTGTTGTTCCTGTTGCTATTCCTGCTCCCCATTCACATACATTTCCTGCTACTGGAGTTTCTGTAAATTGCAATTGACTTTCATAATATGTTGTATAAGATTTGTAACATGGGAAACTTCTATATGAAGATAGCCTTGCTACTGCTCCCGACGCTAAAGATAAACCTGCGTTTAAATTTGCAAATCCCCCTGCTACGGTTAAAGTCATTGTAGTTACAGGTGCAGTCCATATAGCAGAATTTAGAGCCGTACTAGGAAATAATTCATTGATAATAGAATGATCTACACCTACTCTTAGTCTAAAACCACTTGATGATTCTGGAGCTATCATTTTAGGAACTCCCGTAACTGTCCCTGCATCTACTTCTGTTTGCAAACGAACTGAGCCTACTTCTTCAAAATGTTCTGAGCCATCTACATCTATTGGATTTGCTAACTTTACTTTAGCTTGTCTTGCTGTAGTTATTTCTAATAATGCACCCGTAATAGGATCTTTTATAACTGTACTCATAATATGGTTTTTTATATTGTTATTAAATATTTTATCGTGTAGTTTCCACTAGCATTATTTAAAGCTGTTCCTATTATGTCAAAAGAAACATTATCTATTATATTCGCTATTGAAAAACTTAGCCCGTTTAAACTAAAGTCGTCTAAACTTGTTTCATATGTTTCTATTGGAATAAAAGAAAAACTTTTTATGTTTGCATTTGTTATACTTGCGTTTAAAATTGTATTTGTAATCTTATCTTCTTCATTCAAAAAATCAAATACTTGGGTAGCTGTTAAAACTGTATTACTAAATGAATTAGTACCGTCAGCATTCACATAATTAGTAACAATTCCTGAATTGTTATAAAAGTTAGTAGTACCATCTTCATCAATTTCTACTCTAACTCTTTCAGTTTGCATATCAGTTCCGGAAACTGTCTTTGCACCAGTTACTAATTGAACTCTTGATGTACCTGTTCCTTTACCTGTACCAGCTTTTAATTTTAAAATACCACCATCTAAATCAGCAGTACCTAAAGCACTAGTTAATAATTGGAATTGTAACGAAAGTTGATTTAATCCACAAGAAATAAATACTCTATTATTAGTATCAATAGCTATTCCAGTTACACCCCCTTTTGGTAATGCTGATATATTCTTTTCCGTAGTATATACTGTTCCACCAAAGGCAAGTTTATATAAGAAGCTATCATCTACAGAATAAATATTGTTGTTAGTGTCAATAGCAATGTAAGTACCTAGTAATGCAATTGTAGTATTTACAAAAAGTCCAGTACCTAAATTTTGTTTCCATATAAACCCACTAATTAAGGCATATACGTTACCAAAACTATCCTCACAAAATCTGCCAATACCAACTGCACCGGATTGAATAACTGTAAAACTGACACCATTATCCGTGCTGTATTGAATATTCCCATTAAAAACAGCATATAATTTATTAGATAATTTTGATGATAGAATACCGGTTACTGTAAAACCTGATGCACCGGTAACAATTATATTATTTCTAGTTAAAGTACCCCCATTATAAGGTGTTTGGTAAATACTAGTGTCAAAACCAATAGATATACCACCCAAAAAAATACCCATTGATGGAACATTAATAATGGTATTTGTTCCTAATGGTATTCTATAAAGTCCAGCGCCAAATCCTTGAAAATATATATCCCCATTAGGAGAAGTAGTAGCTCCACTACCATAGTATTGATCATTAGTTACGGCAGTAAATTCTGAATTAATTAAATAATTTATTGCTTTTCCAGCGGTAACCGTTAAGTCTCTACCTTTGGAAATGCTTTCAGAAACTTCAACTCCAATCTCACGATCACTCTGATTTCCTAATGTTAAATCTTTTAATGGTGTATTACTTGTGCCTATTCCAAAAAATGAACCAGTATCTATTAATCTTGACACTCCAATAGTAGTAGCGGTTAAGAATTTAGATAAATAATTAGCAACTCCACCTACAGGCAGATCCATTTTAGTAGCAACATCATCAGTTCCAGCTACAGTCATACTTTTATTTGGTAAAGTATAAGTTCTTGAAGCAGTATTGCTGTTTATAAAAAAAGAAGTAAACGTGTTGGCAACGTTTCTCAATCCAAGTTTTAAATTTAAGAATGTTTTGACCCCTGATACAGTTTGATCTGTAGTAGTTGTCATATCTCCACCGCCAGAAAAAGTTCTATTTACACTTAAATCGAAAGTTTCTGCACCAATAGTTATCGTTCTAGTTTGAGGTACGAATAAAGTATTAAAAACTGTAGTTAATTTTGCTTTGATGTTTAACCAAGTTGTTTTCTTTTGCTTATTCGAATCTGAACTATCTGTAAAAGTTACTTTGTCTAAATCTTGAATATCATCTTCTGTTGTCAATCCATCAGAAAACGTACCGAAATTAGTTTCTGTTAAAACATCTTGCTTTAAGTTTAATGCAGTTTGTTGAGCAGTAGAAACAAGCTTATCTGCATCAGAAGTGTTATCTACGTTTCCTAATCCAACATTAGATTTAGTAGTTCCGTGAGGGTTTGTTCCGTCGTCTAAATTTAATTCTGAGTGATTAGAAACAAATGTACTTGGAAGACCATCAAACTTTTCTTTTTCTATTTCAGTTAAGTGGATGTAGTTTCCTTCGTTTAATCCGGAAAGATTATTGTGTATAGATTCTGAATTTGGTTTTAGATTAAAAACTAAATTACTCGCTTTGTATTCTACAATAAGGCTATCCGGAAAGAATTTTTCTGAAACTGTTAATTTATAATATCCATTAATAGATTCTACATCATAGATAGTAAAAAAGAAAATAGAATTTAAGCCTATTTTCTGAGAAACTATTAAATCAAATGGATTTGTTGTTGTGATACTATCAAAAAACTGAGAAACATCTTTATTGCTACTTGTGTATTTTGATATAAAAAAGTGAGTTATGTTGTTCGGGTTTTGCTCGTTATCGTTTGAGTAAAAACATCCATTTGCAGGAGCTTGACTTACTCCTAAGTGGTTATAGAACAAAAAGTCAAAATTTCTAGAACCGTTAACCATATTAAAATGGCTACCTAAATCTTCAAGTAAAAAACTAACAGTTGGTTTATTTGCTTTGTCCGCATCTGTACCTACTAAATAATCTTTACCCGTTATTTCTGTATCTGGTTTATAAGTCGGTTGACTAGATATTTTTGTCATGATATTATCTTATTTTATACCATTTTGATTGTGAAGCAATCCATATAAGCTCAGTAGTCGCTAAAGCTGATAATGTTGTTACAGCACCTATTATAGTTCCTACTGCTGTTGTTATTGTTAAGTCAACAATTCCACTAACAGACATAATAGTTACTTTTTGATTATCTATTGGCAAACTAGGCAATTGTATAGTTAAACTTATTGTAGAAATACCTGCTTCATGGATATAGACTAAATCTTTTTTGCCGTTTGCTATTGATATTGTACCTGTACTTGCTGTGCTTCTTAGTGATTCTGTTGCTAGCCCAATAGTTCCATTTGTATCTGGGAGTACATAAGTACGAATATCGGATAAGTTAGATGTATCAAATGTGCCATAGTTACCTGATAAAATATCTCTTAATATAACATTACTAGTATCTATTGGATTAGTTGTTACTGCTGATGAATCTGTAACAGCTTGTAGTGTTGGGGCTGTCCCGCCCCCATTAAAATTTGCAGTTAAAAAATTTAGTTGGTTTAAAGCATCTAATATGTCTGTAGGAGCTACTCCATCAATTGTCTGAATTTCAGCAAATTTATATTCTTTTTCAAACGTCCCGTAATCTTTTAAATGGATTGACTCATTAGCTAATTCAAAACTAGGAGCTTTGAAAGTTTTCTTTTCTGTTTTAAATTTGCCAGATTCTTCGTTTACCGTTACAACTAAGGCATTGGATTCTGCTGTGAAAATATATTTCATAATTTGTTGTTGTTTATAATTGATTAAAAAAATTAGAAAATTGTTTTGCTAAATATTGATGTCCTAGCACGTTTGGGTGTAATCCATCACTTGTGTAAGTAGATTGTGTAATAGCGTTTATTCCACTTTTACTATAATTGTCATATACAGGAATTGAATATCTCTCACATACAGCCTTTATTGCGTTAACATAATCTACTAACTTATGTCCTGCTAAATTCACATAATCTATATTAAATACAGTTTCGTTATCTACAAATGGGGTTATGAAACATAATCTAGCCGTAGGGTCTTGTGTAAGTATTCCTGAAACTAATGCCTTTAAAGCTCCATAAAATTCAAATTCGTTTACCGAAGATATTGTACCAATAGGTATTCCTGTTCTGTAATCGTTTGCTCCTCCAAATACTACGTTTAAATCAGCCCCATTATTTAAAGAAGTTAGTCTTTCTAAAAGAGAGTCTGTTTTGCCGACATACTTTGATATACAACTAGCACTTACTCCAAAATTATTTGCTTGTTTTAAATGTAGTATTTTTGAAACATTAGTTGGGTATGCTAGTGTTGCTCCTACAAATAGACCTGCCGTAATACTATCTCCTATAAAATTAACTTTTTTTCCTCTCCATCTGTCTAATTCTGAGTTAACAAAAAGTTTATTTAAAGTGTATTCGAAAGGCTCATATACTGTTCCAACATTACCTGTTTCTAATTGTATTGTATTTAAAATGGCATTTGTTAGACTAAATCTTACATAGGCACAATCACTTGGTGTAGTAAAGTTTTGAGTAACAGCAAATGTTAAATATGTTTTATCTGCCCTGTAAAAAAGGATTCCATTAGGGCTGTTTATAAAATAATTAGTACTTGGCGAAACTTTTATAAAATCACTTATTATAAAACTTGCGTCTGATACAGGATTTCCATTGCCAGAATCTAAATAAAAACCATTTGTTACATTGTCTTTGTCAAATAAATTTTTACCTGATATAAAATCGTCATAATTTACATATTTTGTTAAATCTATTTCTGTTTGTGATACAGAAAAAACACCTGCTCCGTTTCTTGAAATTACTGCTAATCCATCTGAATTAACAACAACTCCACCAAAATTAGTATAAGTGCCTGATTCAGTTGTAATCCAAAAAGCTTCTCCTGTTCCCGTTGGAGTACTTGAAGGATTTATGCTACCTAAATATATACTATCAAAAATACTTTCTATTTCTTCAATAAAAATACTTTTAATAAAAGATTCTAATAATTCATAAGCATCTATAAGACTTGTAGGTGTTATCCCATCTATTATACCTATAACTTCAAAAACTAAATCTTGAATTGGCAATGAACCTTCTTTTATAATTACCCTATCTTGTGCTAATGAAATATTTGGCTGAAAATATTCAATTATTTTTCCATCATACTTCCCGTTTTCTGTATCTAGTGTAGCAATCAAAGAGTTACTAGTTTTGGAAAAATTATATCCCATAGCTTTTGTAGTTTAATTTAGTTACAAATATAAAAATATTATCCGACAACAAACGGCTTTTTTTTTAGTTTTTTTCTATCTTTGCCTTTAAACATTTAATTAAATCAAATTTATATGCAACAAAACATTAACAGAATTGTAGAAACTGGTAAGTCTGCAAAATACAAATTAGAAAAAGGAGTAGATTCCGTTTGTGATGTAGTTGGTGCGACTATGGGCGCAAGAGGTTCAAATAATCTTTTTGAAACGCTAGATGGGCTTCCGCATATTACAAAGGACGGCTATGACAGTCTTAATATGATGTTTTTGTCTGAACCGATCGAAAACATGGGATGTGAAATTGTAAAAGAAGCTTGTAATAAACAGCATAGTGAAGTTGGGGATAACACCACGTTAACTTGTGTTCTTACGCAAGCCTTTTTTAAAAATTCTTTAAAAGCAGTTGAAAATGGAGGAAATGAAATAGAAATTTCTGAGAATATCCTTAAATCTGTAAAAGCAGTAAATGAATACCTAGATAAATTATCAATTCCTTTAACGGAGAAGTTAATTTTTGATATTGCTAAAACTGCCGGTAACGGAGATTTAGATTTAGCAAGAATAGTTTCAAAAGCATTTCACGATGCAGGAGAGTATGGTTCTGTTTCTCACGGAAGAAGCATGACAGACGAAACGTTTATTTCTTTTATTGAAGGAAATCCTATCGATAGTGGTTTTGCTCACGAAGGATTTATTAACGTTCAGGAAAACCAATCAGTAGTTTTTGACAATCCGTTAGTTTTGGTTTCAGATATTCACTTCCAAACTATTAACGAGATTATTCCTTTCTTGGAAATTGCTTTCCCTGCAAATGAAGAAGGAGTTCCTTATGTTGCTCCTACTCCTCTAGTTATTATTGGAACAATGGAAGACAACATAATGGAAGCTTTAGTTGCCAATGCAAGACACAAACTTCCAATTGCTGTCGTTAAATCTCCTTACTTCGGTAAAAAAGGAAGAGAGATTATGTCAGATATTGCTATGGTATTAGGTTCTACTGTATTAGATGGAATTGCACGCTCCGATTATGGCGGAAAAGAACAAACTTACTTGGGAACTTGCCAGAGAATCGTTATCAAAGAAAAAGATACGGTTGTTACATTAAGTCCTAATGTTAGTCAGGAAAAATCTAAAGCTCGAATTGCTGAGTTGAAAGAACAGATTAAGCACCAAACTAATATCCATGAAGTAAACTACTTGAATGAAAGAATTTCAAAGATTAATGGTGGAATTGCTACTATTCTAATTGGTGGTTATACTCCTAGTGAAGTTGAAGAAAGAATTGCTAGATATGATGATGCAATTTGTGCCGTTAAATCTGCTAAAGAAGGAGTTGTTGCAGGTGGAGGAGTTGCTTTAGTGAGTGTTTTTGAAAATGAAAATATATTACTAGATGATGTTACGGCAGAATCAATAAAAGCACCATTTCAAAAAATAATGTCTAATGCAGGTGTAAAATCTACTGGAGAAAAATTTAGAAAATATCCAAATGGTTTTGATGTAAAAGAATACAAAGAAGTCGATATGTTTCAAGTTGGAATTGTAGATACTGTAAAAGGGATTAAAACAGCTTTGATTAACGCTTCGTCCGCTTCAAATAATCTTTTAAGATGTAATTTTGTTATGCCATATAAAAGAACTGTAAATGGGAACTAAAAAGTTTATTGCTTTAAACTACAATGTTATTGTGGAGGAGCGAGTTTTAGAGAACAAAACTGATGGCGGATTTGACTTTACTGGATATTCAGATGTAAACGAAAGTCAAAAAGCAGGAGTTGTTGTAGCTATTGGAGAACTTTGTCCGAAAGATTCAGAAGGAAATCACTTTATCGAAGAAGGGCAAACAATAGTTTTTATGAAGCATAAAACTACACAGTTTACGCTTGAAGGGAAACCCTATAAAATTGTTCCTTATCCGGATTTAGTTTTAGCCTTATAAATTAAAAACTCCCTAGCAATTATGTTAGGGAGTTTTTTTATTGATCTTGTTCTGATTTATTCAGGAGTTTCGTCTTTTTCTAAAAACTTTTCTACTTCATCTAACATCGCTTCTTTTTCAGTAGCAGTTAATGGAATATTATTTAGTTTACAAAACTCAACAATTTCTTCCGCAGTCATTTCGTCTATTTTAAAAGAATCTCCTTCAATTAAATTAGAAACAACTACTTGTTTAGCAATTACTTCAATTCCTAAAACTTGTCTTTCAGTTTCTTTTTTAGCACCTTCCAAATATTGAATGGTAACTAAAATGTTTTCAGCAGGATTCTCTAATCCTTTGTAATATTTGATTAGTTTTTCTAGCTGTTCAGATGGATTGAACACCTCCTTTACTTTAAGAGCTTTTTCTACTCCTTTTTTTTCTTCTTTTTTCATTACTATAGAGTTTGGTTTTTATTATTAGGCTAACCAAGCCTGTTAGTTTTAATTACGCGAATATAGATTTTACTGCATACATACAGCTAGTTTCTAATTCTGTTTGAGCAATAGAAATACATCTAGCGTTTTTACCGTCTGCCTTCATTTCTTCTAAAGTGTCGATTAAATCGGCATACTTTTGCTTTAACGTTTCGATAACTGGATTTGCTGATGGGTTAAAACTTCTTTGAACTCTTTGCTCTCCAATTGTAGGAGGTCTTTGTGTGTGGTTTTCTTGCATTTTATTTGATTTTATTTGTTATTTTTAATTTAAAACTACCCAATCTTCTGCTAAAGAATCACTTCCACTAGGCGACCAAGTTGCAACATCTTCCTGTGCTGTTTTTAAAGCCCAATATTCTCGATAAGGAACTAAATTTTCTCCCCAATACTCTTTTGCTACTCCTGTTTGTGCAGGATAAGAATTTGCAGGTACAATATATACGAACATTCCTGAACCATTCCAACCTACTCTTGCTACTTTTTTGCCTTGTTTTGCAAATCTAATTGCTTCTCCAAAATCAAAAGTTTTTTTGTCTTCTGTCATAATATTTATTTAATTTGATTAATACTCACTTGTTTTTTGTCTCCTGATAGGTAGCTTTCCGTTTCTTGATTCATTTTTACGAACTCAATCTCTAATTCCTTTGGAAACACTCCTTTGTAATTTCTCTCTTTTAGCGTATTCAGTTTTGCAATAATTTTGTAAATCTCGCAAATCATTCTACACATTGGAATAGTTAGTTTATACATATTAGTTCCATACGATTTTACTTCTCCGGAACAAATTGCTTTTTTGTGATTTAATATTTCAGAAACATATCCGTTATTCCTAAATCTTTTTAGGTAATTTGCCGAAGTTCCTGCGTTCAAAACACAAATGTTATTAAAACTATTCGGATCAATTATTTTATTGTTGTAAAATGCCATACAGATTTCTATATCTACTTTTCGAACTCCGTATTTTACAGAAAAGAAATTTAAAACTATTCCGTAATATGATAAGAAATCGAATTGTTTTTCTGTGAAATCTACCCAAATTACTTCGTTAAATCTTTTGTCTCTTTTTAATGAAGCTTCTCTGGAAATTCTATGCACTTTAATAACGTACTTTTTTTGATTAATTATTCGCTGAATTTGTTTTTCAGTCATTAATCTGTATTTCCTGATTCTGTTTTCCCACGCTTTCATAGTTTCGTGTGGGCGAACCTTTTTCATTTCAATTCTTCGTTTTATCCTTTTTTCAGTAAGTTTAGCTTCATGGTTAATTCGCTTAACTTCGTCAGGAGTTCTCTTCATTCCTGTAAATTTCTTTCTATAATCTGAAACTGGCATATTATTTAGATAAATTTTTACAACTAAAGTCTTTTAAAGTATTATTTTCAGGAGAAAACATTTTTTGGTTTCCTCGTGGAGTTCCATCGTGTTTTGCTCTTGTATATCGGACGCATTTATGGTTTTTTACGCATTTATGGTTACAGCAGTCGATTTTCATAAGTTATTTATTAGTCGAGTATATAATTGTTCAAAAGTTTCCGTTTCTCTTCCTTCTTGTGTTGGTTTTCCAAACTCTAAGTAAAACATATAGTGTGAAATTTCGCAAAATCCATCTTCATCTACAGGAAAATACTCTTGCAATAGTTTTACGCATGATTTAATCACTCTATTGTTATTGTAGGAGCAAGTGCCTTCAAGGTTTGAACCGCTACTTACGTAGAAAAATGAGCCAATCTCTTTATCCTGATTCATTTGAATCATTATGCTCTCCAAAACTTCACAAAATAATTTTTTTGAAATCACTATAAAACTGTTTAAGTTAAAAAAAATTGGTTTACTTTGAACTCCAAAAAAGTCAGATTATACACGTAATTGCAGGAAAATATGAAATTTAACTTTATCCGTCCTGCTTTGAAATCTATCTTATGTGCCGTTGACAATTAAAATCAGTAATTGTTCATTCATCGAATAAAGCTCACTTTTATATTTTGACGGATTCCCCGTAATCTCTTAACAATTTAATAAGCAAGTAATTGCTATGCAAGCAAATATAAGTAAAATTCCAATAAAATTATACCATGATTGAGATTTTATTCTTTCTTGCTCTTCTTTCGGTAGTTTTGCCATGATTATAAGTTTTTTTTAGTTCTTGGAATAATATTTTTATTTTTTTTATAAAAACTTTTAGGTATCGGATTGCTTTTTACTGATTCCTTAAATGTTGGTTCTATTCCTAGCGTTACTTGTAAACCTAGTATGTGGTGGTAATAGAATTTCATTAGTGATTATCGTTATAGTTAATTAAATAATAGTAAAGTCGGATAAAAAGGCTTCTTATAATCTCGTAAAATAGCCAAATTAAGATGTATTCCCACATAGTTTTAAGTTTTAGTTAGTGTTTTGATTTCAAATTTAATGTATTCTTTTCCTTTTGGCACTTTTTCAGTTGTAACAATTCCTTTTTTTATGAGTTTATCGTTAAATTTATACTTTTTTGATAAAATATCTTGGAATGGTTTTATTGGGTTGTCCCAATCAGAAGCATCGGAACTAAAACCAAATTCCAAATGTAATTCGTATGGGCTTTCTGGAATTTTATAGTCTTTAGGTAAAATCTGCAATAAAACTCTCTCATAAATTTTATAAGAATCTGTCTTAAAGCGTTTTCCTTTCCAAACTTCATTAACTGATAATGGTTTTATGTCTATTCTAATCATCTGTAAGTCTATTTAGGCTGTAGCCGTTTTCTTTAGCCCAAATCGGGTTTTCTTCGACAAATTTATGCCCTTCTCTACTTAATGCCTTCCAAAATCGCTTATCTAGCAACAAACTACCTATTCTCCCTTTCATGTGATGAACGTCCGTAGTTGGTTGATTCGTAATTGGACAAATTCTATTCTCAGGAAGTTGCAAAAACTTGATTCTCTCAGAATTGTAGATAATGTTTTCCAAAGCACGTTTATCCGAAACTTTTTTAATAGGTTTCATTTTGGATAATTGCAAATTAGGCTTTTTCTGTCTCTCTTTGAGTTTTTCTTCCTTGTATTTGTTTTCGGCTTCCGTGCATGATGTTGAACCGCAAAACTTATCAAGGAAATATCTTGGCTCAAACTTTTCTCGGCAATTTAAACAACGTGGCATAGGCTATTTTATTTCTCTCATGTGAATTTCAGTTTTTGCCATATCATTTC